ATCCATGGTGCCGATCCGGGAACAGTAGACCCGAACACATTAGCAATCAAACTTACTACACTAGGAGATAGGATTTCTTTAGTTGCATTAGCATCCAAAGTAACCATAATAGCTCCCGGCGTTTGCTTCAGGTGATCCGCAGTAGTGATTACAGGTTGAGTTCCACGAGCAGCAAACTCAGCCTTTAATGCATCCCCTACTTCGCCACCTAAAGTTTCAATTGGAATTACGACTGAATGCTTGGCTTGCAGCGACTCAGGAGTAACATTGCTAGTCTCAGTTATTACTAACGGAGCTACGGGTTCCGTCTGATCACTGACACCCATTCCCGGACACGAAGTTAGTCCTAAAGCTAGGACACACGCAAATATAAAGTTTTTAATCATATCATCCTTTCAGTTTATTTAGATAATTACTCTCCGCATCATCGTCATCACTATCGGAAGACATGACCTTGGGAGAAAGACTGGCAATGCCAATCTCAGACAAGAGGATCTCTGCGCTCTTACGCATATCTTCAAAATCCTCAAGCTTTACGAGAGCATGAATATCATGGAGAGATTCCATGAACCTAGAAACTTCTTGCGAAGTTCCAGCAGGACTAGCCTTGGGGCGTGGGGAGGATTGATCGTACTTGGGGAATCCACCATCCATCTCCTTGACGATCTTGAAATCGTACCCAGACTTCAAATCAGTGATATCACCATAGTCAGGATCCATCATCGTATTCAGGATCTTCTTAAAGACGATCTGACCGATAGATAGGATCTTGACATCGTTAGCAGGACGAACAGCTACATTCAAATAGTAGCGTTCACGAGGCTTGATTTGTCGAGCCAAGGTAGCGTACTGATCCTTGCCGTCCTTACCCGCCTTCTTGCTGTAGTCCCACAGCTTGTAATACGCATCGCACAAGGGGCACTTCTCGTTATGCACCTTGCGACAATGGAAATTCTTCACATTCTCGCCTTCACCAAGGCGATGGATCTTCGTCTCGGCATAGAACCACCGATCATCCCCCTCCTTGGAGGGTAGAATGCGAAGAGTGGTTGTACCTTCCTCCAGTTGGACGAAGTTCTTTAGGAAGTCCTGACCGCCAGTAGCGGCCTTGCCAGATTGCATTTGTTCATGCTTCTTGCGAAGCGCATCAAGATCTACTTTTGCCATGTTATGTCTCCGTTAGTTATTGTAGAGTTTTGTTTCTGCTCTTTGGTTACTAGACAGTTGGATAAGCATATCCTTCTTGTGGTCGAGAGCAGTCACTAGCGACTTCAAGAGGGAATAGCGAGTTGTAAGGTTGTTATAGTCCTGCTTCATCCCAGATATTTCTGGGTCGGCTGTTACAATGGCTTCCAAGTTCTTATCTGTTATTTTCTTGTCGGAAGTATCTACCGCAGCCAAGCGGACTTGTGCAGACTTTTGTTCTATGGTTATTTCTAGTTGATCCATTCGCTGTTTTGCTATGATCATTGCACCAGAGTACCAAGCATAGATAGACGATTGACGCTTAAGCTCATCTTCTAATTGATACTTATCGATCTTGGTCATGATATCACAGATAGCCATGTACATTTCCAAATCGATTTTGTCGGCAACTTCTTGTATTAGTTCAGCTTTCATTTGTGGTTACTAGTATCTTAAATAGTTCTGGATTGAGTCTGTACAGGAGTAAATAACCTCTACTTATGTTTGTTGCAAGCTCCTCATTGGTAGGATTAAACTCTTTCTCTTCATTAGGATTAGTATACCCAATGATCTCTAACATTACATGGGTAATCTCATGCAAGATAACCTCACGGAATGCTTCGGAATCTATCCTATCATCAACATATATAGTATATGTGTTGAGGTTGGTAAAGCCAGCACAAGAATCAGGATCACATGGAACATCCGATGTAAATCTAAATTCAAACTTGGCCCAGCCTGCATTAAGATGAGTTATGCCAGCTTCCAAGATCTCATGCATTATATGATCATGCTTCCGCTTCATGTTCTAGCATTGTCCCTTCTGTCATTCGTAATGTATTATAGTCCACATCCATGGGAACTATAAATCCCTTACGGGCATTACGAGACTTGATTACATAAACTCTTATTCTACCATCATCGTATTCTTCCTCGTTTTGGTTAAGGCTAACCACGAAATCACAAGGACGAACCTTTCCATAACTATCTGCCATTTCGGCATCTGTGATAATCTCGGCTCTACGACCAGCACGATTGGTTTGTGTAGCAGTCCAGACAAGCAGATTATGCTCTACAGCAAGTCCACGAAGTTCTTGCGCGATTCTTTCCTGCGCTTGGTACTCAGGCATACCTTCAGCAACAGGGCGTAGTAGCTCAAGATAATCAACAATGAGAACATCAGGTACGAAATTATCATAATTACGCAACTGGTTCAATAGGGCACGGATATTGTTGACATTAGCTCTACCAGTCGGAAATTCCTTAATAACCAGCTTGCCATCAGGGAATTCGTTGCGGAAGATGTCTAGACGCTCCTTGACCTCACTCGTGTAATCCTTGAGGCGGGACTGTGGCAAAAGCGTCATAGACGAGTCGAACCTTTGAGCAATCCGGTCTTCGCTCATTTCCAAGGATACATAAAGCACCTTGCGATTCTCCATCAAAGAGGTAACTCCTTGATTAACAAGGAATAAAGACTTACCTACCCCAGCAGGAGCAACAACCATGCATAATTCCTTACGCATAGCCCCGCCTTCCATATTCTTGTTAAGAGTACGAAGAACAGTCTTGAATGTATCCCGCTTTTGGCTATTGTAAGTACGATCCCAACGATCATTTAGATCATCAAAATACATCTGCCCATTGTCTACAGAACGCGAGATCATTAACGCTTGACGAACACGATCTTCTACTTCGCCAAACTTATCTTCCTTGATCAGGGTCAGCGAATCGACAATCGCACCCTTCATGGCTTCCCGCTTGGCAAAGTTCTCAATCAGGTCAAGATAATATTGCTGATGCCCAATCGACTGGACATCTAGCTTGTTGATGAATTCCAACTCATCCGCATAGTCGGATAGATCCTGTGTAGGACGCTTGTGCTTCTTGGCCTCCTCCACAATCAAATCATCAGTCGGAATCTGCTTATACTTTTCATAGTAGTCAGTTACGATGGTGTAGATCTGATTGTGGATAGGTGATTCAAAGTAATCAGGTTTGACAAGGTTGACTATCTCAAGATAGAAATCCTTGTTTGACTTGACTAGGTACAGAATACCCCGTTGGATAGATTCAGCGAATTGGTACATTATTTCTTCTTATTCTTGGTCAGTTTATTACCTATGTTTATTATGCTCTCTCCAATTTTTTTAGTTTGAGCAGCTTTTTGTCTTATTTCAGATTCAGGCATTATACGAGCTTCTCCCCGTTTTACTAATGCGTCTACATTTGGTTTATATCGTTTATATGGATTATAAGCCTTGTCAACATCTAACCGCTCTCTACTGTCACGAATGGCCTCATTATAGAAAGTGTTGACCTCAGTTTTTCCAATACGATATGCTCTACCTTTCATGTGAAAATGCCCAGCAGATATTTCTCTAGCTGCCTTGTTACCACATTTTGGACATTTTTTTGTTTTTGGCATTTTCTTTGGAACACTTTCATATATGTGATCAAAAGATAACCCACAGTTATTACAGCCAAACTCGTAAGTAGGCATATCAGGCTCCGCAATCCCCACCATTCAAGGAGCATGCAGCACCGTCAGCCATGCCAACCATAACTTCCCTATTACCAACATACTTAATAATATTCTCAGGAGTCATGGGAACAGCCTCTAACGGTTCGTTGCCCTTGGACCCTGCACGGTAAATAGTAAGGCCCTTTAGATATTCAACATAATCCAAAGCTACGCTGCTTAAATTATCAGCTTGTGCTTCCTTGGGAAGATTAATTGTCTTGCTAATGGACGAATCAATGTACTTCTGCCAAGCAGCCTGTACAGCAAGATGTTGTTCGGGAGTCACATCATATGCGCCTACAAATCCTTCGATTGATTTTCCTGAGTCGAAATATTCCCGCAATAATGGATCCACGACAACAACTTCTTTCCAAACATTTGCATCCCGGTATCTACGGATGTAAATAGGAGCAAACATAGGTTCGATGCCGCTAGACACACCCCAAAGCATAGAGATAGTACCAGTAGGAGGAATAGTAAGCATAACCGCATTACGAATTCCATGCTCCTTGATAAGAAGTCGTATACGAGCAGGAAGGGTGCTAGCAAATCCTTCATCTAAATATTTCTTTCTATCAAAAGCGGGGAATGCCCCCTTATCTCTTGCAAGATAAGTTGACTTGATGTACGCAATGTCCCGCATAGCCATTGCAATACGCTCTGTCAGTTCAATACACTTTTCACTACCGTAACGGATCCCCAGCTTAATAAGCATGTAATGATAGCCTAGCACGCCAAGACCAATCCGACGAGAACGATGGCCTACTTCTCGGCACTCGGGAGTTGGGAAGTAGTTCACTTCTAGAATGTTGTCTAGGAACTGAACTCCTGTACGGACAGTCTGCGCGAACTTCTTCCAGTCAAACTCTCCCCCCGTAACCATGTTGGCTAGGTTAATATTACCTAAACAGCAATTACCATAGTTAGGCAATGGAATCTCTCCACACGGGTTCGTCGAACGCATCTCTTCAAAGTAAGATACATTCGTGTGACGATTAGCTAGATCCAAATTAAAGATACCCGGGTCACCTGACTGAACCGAGTTCAACCAAATCATATCCCATAGTTCACGAGCCTTGATAGGCTTGATTTCCGCACTAACGAAATCATCAGTAAAATGAATTCTGTGCTGTTCCCGTGCGCGAGCTATAGCATCTTCAGCCGAGTTTGCCACAACCTCAATCGTAGCAGGGGATGGATGAGCTTCATTTACACGAGTGACCGTGTAGATATGATACTTACGGTTAGCAAAGGTAAAATACCATTCCTCATTATTCTTGCACGCTTCAATAAACCTATCTGTGATACCTACTGAAATGTTGAAGTTGTTAAGTTCCTTCATGTCCAACTTAACATGCAAGAACTCAAGAAGGTCTGGATGTGTTACATTCAAGATAGCGATCAATGCCGTGCGACGATTCTTACCAGCACGAACATGATTTCCGATCTCGTTGAGCATCCGCATCACAGACACGGATCCGGGAGCGGAGTTCTTCTGCTGTTGGATGTGATCTCCTTTGGGACGGATATCGGAGAAATTAAACCCGATACCTCCACCAGCACAGGAGATCTTGTACATATCCTGAATAGTCTTGCCAATGGATTCAACCGAGTCTTGTGGGTTGATCACATAGCAGTTAAGCAGGTTCTGCCGACCAGCATTGCGACCAGACCCATAGATAATTCTTCCACCGGGAACTAAGTCCCCGGACGAGAGAGCTTCGTAGAACTTTTGCTCAACTCGTTCCTTATCTTCATCACGCTCTGCGCCAGCAGCAGTCTTTGCAATAACTCTCGCACGCTCGGCCCAATTTTTTTCTCCGGGGTAGGCATAACGCTTTTCAAATATCTCCTGTCCTAATCCTGTTAACTTAGCTACCGACATTTTGTTTTCTCCTAATCCGTTCTTTTTTATTGATGGTCGAGACACCATTACGCTTGGTGATTGTAATAATAGTGGGTGTATCGATTAAATTTTTAAGGTCATTATTATGTGTAATTATAAACAAAGTCTTGGTTTTCTTTAAATTCTGCAATAGTATGTATAGACCTTGCAGGGATTCTGTATCAAGACTTTCAGCAATTTCATCAAAAAAGATGATATTCGATAAGTCCTTATCAGTTAAGGTCAGAAGACTTTGTAGCCCTAACAGGACTGCAATATTGATCTTTTTAACTTCCCCACCAGACAAGGAATCAAACTTAGTTTCCTTTCCTCCGATATAAACAGTCTCCTCCAACATTTCATTAAACTTAATTCGGTATTTGCCTCCAGTTAAATGAGTTAAGTATTCGTTGCAACTATCGTTGAAGTAATCAATAATATTTTTGATAATGTACTTAACTAGCCCTTGTTCCGAGAATGCTACTTCCCAGAACTTCATTACCTCGTATCGCTTAGTTGCAACAACTCGCTTAGAAGATAAATCCTTTAACTTATCCTCATGAGTTTTACGATTCTCTAACAAATACTCTTTCTTTGCCATACGGTCTTTCCATTCCACGATTAGCTTGTACTTGGACGATGGAATGAGAATCAAGGACTTTTGAGCATCAACCTGCTTTTCCTTGCTAATAATTGTGTTATTTCTAAGAGCAATCTTAGCGTCAAGTAACTTAATATCTTGAGTTAGCTTATTAATCTTATCAGTAACATCAATCTTGTTTGTGCTGCCACACTCATTACATACAACAGGCTTTCCTTTATTTTTATTAAGAGTATCAAGCTCTTTCA